ACGTAGAACTGCGCATTGATTGAATCGGCGCGCATCTTCACACGATCTTGCCCCACCTGATAATTGCCATTCCCGGCGATCTGAATCGGTTTCGGCTCAGTCCATCCCGCCTCGATGTAGTTCTGACCGCCCGCTGACAGCACAATGCCATCCTTCATGCGGGAATCGACGATCATTGGAGGCCGGACAATCTTCTCGCTCAGGCAATCCATCATCATCTGCTGAAAGTTGATCTGTCGGGTATCGGGCAGGGCAGCAAATCCAGGGCCGTAACCGTATGGCGATTTGCCTTCGAGCGCCGTCCATTTCAAGAATCGCCCGCAGGTGAAGGGAAAGTAATCGAAGCCCGATTCCTTGACGATCTTCTTTTCGCCCATCTCCACGTAGCACGATGCAAACGCCTTGCCATGCGCTGCGAGCCTGCCAACACCGTCAGGTCGCTCAGATTCGGGGCGAGGATATACCGCGTGCAAGAACTTAAACCGCGCCTTAGCCTTGCTGGAATCGGGGTCTTTCAGCGCTTCGAGGATTTTTGTTGGAAGGTTTTCCTCGCCAAATTCTTCCTTGGCCTGCTGCGCGGTGTATTCAAACTCACGGAACAGAGTATCAATCTCGCCAAAGCGGTTCTCTTCGATGCAGTAGGAGCCGGTGGCGAGCACCTCGAAACGAAGCCGCCCCTCTTCGAGATTCATGTACATGCAACTCGTGCCGAAGCTGCAATGGTTCAGCATGTCCTCGTGTGCCTCAGTATAGAAAGTCGAGTTCGCCAACAGATAGCGCATGCGCTCGCTGCATTCCTGCGCCCAGGCTTTCACCTTGTCGGACTTGCTCTGCTGTGCTGGCGCGTCAAAGGCGAACCACGGCTCAGAGCTTGGCATCGTCCACGACATCAAACCGCCCGCCATCGTGCCCAGCGCACGGCCCGCGGTGGTGTCGAACAGCATGCTCTCCTTGGACGTGGATGGCGTACTGGTTTTCGTGGCAATCCCAGCGTTGCGCGGGGCCATAAGCTCCGCGATTTCCTGCCACTGCGGAAGCCACGGGGCGCGAAGGTCCGACATCCGCGACCAATTAGCCACGAGATTCTTTGCCTTGAGAGCTGAATCAGGTTTCTCCACCGTATGCGTTAGGCAGTGCGCCCATGGTTCCCATGTTTGAAGACGTGCCGAGAGGCGAAGATGCGCCGCCCAGGATCGAGCCAGCTTGTTTTTGAGTGCCACCTCCAGTCAGTAGCGTGGATTGCAAACCCTGCTTCTTGAGCAGGTTGGCCTGTGGCGTGTTTGTTGGCGTCTCGGCAGTAGGAGGCGCAATCGGAGCGATAGGCGCAGGGGGCGGAGTTGCACCGCCGCCAAAGTAGAGCGGGAAGCCGTGACAGCAGCGGGAAAGGAAGCCAAGCAGCGGAAGGGGGCACATGCCCAATGTAGGCGAACCTCAACGGAGCTTTGCAAGCACTTTTTCAGACTCCACGAACCGCGCTGGCTCTCCGCGCTGGCTGAATCCAAACCACGGGAGCGGATAGGGAATGTGCTTCACGGCCTCCTTGAGTGAGCCACACAAGAGCCAGATGAACCAGCAGTCGGCAGACTCGCGCTTTGCTGTTAACTCAGGCGTTGCAATCATGTGAGCGGGCCAGTCCTTGCAAATTGGCCGCGCCATCAAGTAAACCTCAGGCGTGCAGATGACGTAACCGCCTGCTGCATGAGCAGCCCAATCTTTCTGCCAGCTCATTTGCGGGTGCTTTTCATAAAGCTCAAGCGCTTGGAATGCTGGGTTTTTCATTGGAGTGTGATCCCATTTCTTGCGCTAGCCTCAATAGCCTGCGTGATGTTTTCCTGAAGATTGTCGATCTCAGAAAGGTCCACATCGATGCGCATCTCAGCCGCATGCTTTGGGGTCGCTTTGGAACGGCCCCGCCATTCGTTTAGCTTTGGGCAAAATACCACGGCATGAATCAGGACTTGCCCACTTGGATCAATTTCTTTGCCGTAAGCGTATGCAATGTCCCCGCTAATGCTTCTCCATTGCAGGCCGAGGACTTCGGATTTGTGCGGCTTTGCACTCATCGCCCCTGGAACTCGAATTTAGATACCACTCTGCGCCTCGGCTCATCATCGTCATACATCCTATCAATCAACGGCGTCGCCAGCTTGACGTATCCAGCCATGAAAGCCTCCGCCATGTAGCGCAGGGCATCCGCCGTGTGGCTGGACCAATCGTGTACAGGCTGGTTTGAGATGATCAGGCCAATCTCGACCTCCTTCGTATGATAGGCTTCTAGCGCCTCAATACCTGGCAGCGTCTGCTTTTTGCGGAATACGAGCGATGGAAACAACCCTTTCAGCGCATTAATGCCGGTCCAAATGTCAGCGGTGCGCGGCAGGACAATCACGTTTTTCAACTCCGCCTTGACCAGCTCGTTTTGCATCGTGCTTCCCGTGCTCTCTGTTTGAGCTGCATCATGGGGAAGAAAATGCTTCCCGTAGCTGTAGCCTTTTTGCATCATCCATGCTACGCGCTGCGTTGCAGTCTCCACATCCGTTAGTAGGCCAATATCGCAATCCACGATCCGCACCTCGCGTCCGACAACCTGCCAGTACCAAACGGTGGTGTTCGATGGTGCTCCCAAGTCCCAGGAGGTATGCACCAGCGAGTCAGCAACGGCGCAGTCGCAAATTCTAGCCTCTGCGTAGGCCTTCTCGATCAGCTTCGCGTAAATGGCACCTGGACGCCCGATGTTGAAGTCGCACTCCATCTCCTGCGCGTAGCTGTCGGCGGACAGTTTGAGCTTCATCACGGCCAGCGCATCGGGCGAAAGGATGCCAGATTCAGAGGCTCGCAGCATGAGTGCGTAGCTGTCAGGCTCGCTCTGTGCTGAGTTGAAGGCCTTATAAAACGCATTTTTGCCCTTTGGCGTGCCGATACGGCAATGCCAGCCGCAGTAATCCAGCAAGCACGGCAGGATAACGTAATCAAAGGCTTGAGGTGGAATGTCGGCATCTTCATCGCTCACCACGCCATCGAAATACCGACCGCGCATGCGTTCGTAATTGTCTCCCGAGTAGAGCCGAATCGCCGCTTGATTGAGGAATGTGATTTTCAATTCGCTCTCGTTGATCGTGGTGCCGGGAATCTTGCCCGCGTAGTCTTTCAGGTAGGCCCAGGCGATGTCCTTAGCCTGATCCCGTGTCGGTGCAATGTAGGCGTAGCGCAGCGGCGGTCCCGCCCGCTTGTGAGACAGGGCGCATTTCACCAGTTTTTGCACCACGGCTACCGTTTTGCCTGCGCGGCGATGAGCCACGAGCACTGCCCAGCGCTTTGTGCTTTCGATGAAGTCGCGGAATTGAGCACGAGGCTCAATCGTAACGGTGACTTTACGCGTTGCCACCGAGGCGCACCTCCACGTCGAGGGTGTGTCGCTCAGGATCATTCCACCCGCACATGACGGCCAGTTGCTTCATGGCGTCTGCTTTGGACGGCAACTTTACCTGTGTGCAATCTTCCGTGTCCCGGTATTCCTGTGCAAGCCGGTGGTCTTTCGTGACCTCGGAAATAGGCGTTTCAAGTATCTCAACAAGGTAGGAAAGTGCCTTTTCCTTGTCCCATTCCAGCCTCTTTTTAAGTGTGGTTTCTGCTAGTTTTTGCAGTTCTTCGACCCTTGAGTAAATCTTGATGTCTCGCAGAAGCGTTGACGCCTGCTCCATTGCACTTTTTACGGTGCATCCCTTACTGATCTCAGACCGATACGCCTGCACACCTGTTGAGCCATTTGCTACGGCCTGAGCGAAAGCCTCATGCCTTGGGTTTTTCAGGGCTGGCATAGGTCAGTTTGGTTAAAAGGTTTTGGCACATTTCAGCCGCTTGGCTAGGTGAGATCATGGGTCAAAAAAGTGCAAAAAATAAAGCAATTTCAAAAACAATAATCGTAACAACCGCAAAAATAAACAGCTTGGGATTTGCTTGAAAGTCTTCTTTAATCGTCGTCGTTCTTGCTTTGGGTATCATAATCACTTCGCCCCTCCATGGTTAGCATGCGGCATACAGCGCGTGCATTTCCTGACACACCCGTCGTGCGGGAACCAGCGATCCCCGGCAGTGATAGCAGCAGAGCATGCAGCTTGCCCGTTGGTGATGTAGTGAGCGCTGTCATGGTGTAGGGACTGCATCCATTGGCCGACTGGCTTCGTTTCTGGCTTCACTTACGGCTTCGCTTGAATGCTCCAACCATAGCGCATTGCCCACGTCCACAGCGTTTTACGGCTCACACCGGTGATTGCCGATGCAGCCGCAAATGAAGCCGTTCTGTGATAAGCTCGTTTGGCTTTAACAATGGTGTCCATGC